GGTATTTACGAGATTTTGACACCACAAGAACTGGCCGAGAGGTCAATCAAAGCAAGGAGAAAGAGAAAAGATGAGCATACTTGAAAAAGTCAAGCGAGGCAAAGTTGCCAAGCCAAGACGCATCTGCGTCTACGGATCTCACGGCGTTGGCAAAACAACCTGGGCGTCACGATTTCCCGATGCACTCGTCATCGCGACCGAAGATGGCTCAGGTGACATAGACGTTGCAAGACTGTCTGTCCACAATGCACTTGAAGTCCTGCAAGCTGCAAACGAAGCGTCCACTTCAGAGTTTCAAACAATCATCATCGACTCGATTGATTGGTTTGAAAAGTTTGTTGAGGATGCTTTGCATGCTGAAGGCTTTCAGCAAGACTTTGGAAAAGGAACTGTAGAAGTAGCTCGAAGGGTTGGAAAATTATTCGAGCAACTTGACTTGTGCATTGCAAATGGGAAGACTGTAATTCTGATTGCACATGAAGAGACTAAGAAAGTCGAGTCTGTTTCAGGTGCATCTTGGGATCGAGTGCAACCAAAGTTAAGCAAGAAAGCATGCGGTCGTTTGCTCGAATGGGCAGACGAAGTGCTGCACGCTGAGATCGAGACATTCGTCAGCAGCAAAGACGAAGGTTTTGGTCGAGAGCGTGGCATCGCGACAACTTCGGGACGCAGAATTTTGAAGTCGGATTCACATCCAAGTTATGTCAGCAAACGCAGGATCACGCTTGATGACAAAATTGACATGAATGATCCAGTTGACTGTTTTTTAACCTCAATCACAGAGTAGTAACATGGCAGAGTTTAGTTTTGATAATAACGAAGTAGAAGCAGCAGACGAATATCAGCAGATTCCGGCTGGCAGGTACACGATGGTTGTCACTGAGACTGACCTGATGCTGACGAAGAAAGCCAAAGAAGCAAACGATGCAAAACTTGGCCAGTACATTCGCGTCAAGTTTCAGATCGTTTCAGGTGAGTTTCAAAACCGCGTGATCTTCCAAAATTTCAACGTGGTCAACGCAAACCCGAAAGCAGTTGAGATCGGACAACAGCAGTTTCGAAATCTGTTGGAGTGCTGCGGCATCACTAAGATTTCTGACACTTCTGAGATTCATCAAAAGGTGGTCGTTGCAGACATCAAAAACACTCCTGACACAGGATACGGAGTAGGTGTTGATGTCAAACGCTACTACCCTGTTTCAAAGACTCAGACGACCACTGTCGAGTCTGCTGTGACTGAGCCTTCGGGTCCAGTTGCTTTCTAGAACTCCTGCTGGCGTTCAGTAGGAGCGTGTGCAGAAAAATCCACCTATCTCGCGAGGGTGGTCGCTTTGAGCACGGCGTTGAGGTGCTCTTTTTTTATGCTCGCATGAGTGGTCACTGGTCACATTACACAATGAAAGGAACTGGTTCCGTGGAAGGTTCAAAATTCCTTGACCAGTCAGGTTCGATTCCTGATGCGGGTACTTTAACTGTCGGTAGCTTGTTTAGTGGCATTGGTGGGTTTGAACTTGGGTTTGAAGCGACGGGTCGTTTTGAAACCCGGTGGCAAGTCGAGTGCGATCCATACGCAACGAAGGTGCTTGAAAAGCATTGGCCTAATGTGCAGCGACATGATGATGTTTGCACATGGCCGAACGAAACGACTCAGCCGGTTGATGTCATTATCGGTGGTTTCCCTTGTCAGGACATTAGCTATGCAGGAAAAGGAGCAGGATTAGATGGAGAGCGATCAGGACTGTTTTACGAACTCATGCGAATCGTTCGCGTGGTGGGACCAAAGTACGTTGTCCTTGAGAACGTGGCAGCGTTGTTTACTAGAGGGATGGACCAGGTTCTCGGAACGCTTGCCTCGCATGGGTACGATGCGGAATGGGAAGTTGTATCAGCGGAAAGCGTGGGCGCGCCGCACAGACGCGACCGAGTGTTTATTATCGGATACTTGGCCGACTCCATCAGCTCAGGAACCGGGCATCAAAACAACGCGACTGGTAGACAAAAACGGAAATCAACCAACGCATTCAAACCAGCGACTTTACGACAAGGAGACTGGGAGGCTTTGTCAGAAGGGACTGACGCAAGCAGTGCAGATTGCGGCACTCTGGCCGACGCCAACAGCGAGCGAGGATGCAGCAGGGACTCCAAACGGCAAGATGCAAAAGATGCTTGGCAATCACCCAGACGTACGGAACACTGGGGATGGCACTCTGAACCCGCAGTGGGTCGAGTGGCTAATGGGATTCCCAGACGGGTGGACAGACTTAAATGCTTAGGCAACGCCATCGTGCCGCAAGTTGCACAAGTTGTTGCTGAAAGACTTTTAGAAATACATGATCAAAACAATTAACCACAAGAGACAACAGTGAAACCACCTTACGAATACACCCTGCGTGAATACCAGCAAGATGCATGCAATGGATTCTGGAACTTTGTACGCAAGTCTGAAGGCAATCCTGTACTTGTGCTTCCGACTGCTGCTGGGAAGTCAATCATCATTGCTGACATCTGCAAAGGACTCGTTGCAGTAGGGTATCGAGGTCTTGTCATATGCAGGCAAAAGGAACTTGTTCAGCAGAACCTTGCTGCTCTCAATAGATTCTGCCCTGATGTTGACGCAGGAATCTACTGCGCCGGACTAGGTCGAAAGCAGACAGACAAAGACATCATCTTTGGGACCATCCAGTCACTCTCAGGGCATGCTGACATCTTTGGGGCCAGACAACTGACAATCATCGATGAGGCACATCAAGTCTCGTCGAATGAGAATACGCAGTATGCCAGGTTCCTTGCTGACCTGAAGACTTACAACCCAAAGACTCGTACTCTGGGATTGACTGCAACCCCGTTCAGACTCGATTGCGGACCCATCGTCGGGCCAAATCAGATGTTCGATGGGACTGCCTACGAGGTCACTGTGAAGCGTATGCTCGATGGTGGATACATTTGTCCTGTCAGGACTGCAAGCGTCTCTACAGTCGATACAAGCAGTGTGCGTCGATCTGGGTGGGACTTCAACCTCTCTGAACTTGCGAGCACCTTCGAGGCAACTGTTGAGGCAAACGCAGATGAGATCATTTCTGTTGCAAATGCCGAGGATCGCAAGAAGTGCCTTTGCTTTACAACTAGCGTACAGCATGCAGAAGACCTTGGTGAAATCTTAGAGAAGAAGACCGGCGAGCGTGCTGCTGTCGTCACTGGTGATACTCTCCCCATCTTGCGTGAGGCAATCCTTGAGAACTTCAAAACAGGTGCTCTGAGATGGCTTGTCAACTGCTCAGTGCTGACGACTGGCTTTGATGCTCCGAGAACAGATTTGATTGCTCTCTGCCGGGCGACACTAAGTCCCGGTTTGTTCGCGCAGATGGTCGGGAGAGGTCTTAGACTGGCCGAGGGAAAGACAGAGTGCCTCGTCCTCGACTTTGGTGGGAATACACGCAGGCACGGTGCGATAGACGATCCTGAGTTCGGTATCGGTTCTGTGCGTGGATCTTCTGGCGAACCAGGTGAAGCACCGAGGAAAGAATGTCCAGCTTGTCAAGCAGTGGTAGCCAGCGGAACAAGGTACTGCGAATGTGGCTTTCGTTTTGAGTTTGAGTCAAACGTCGATAAGAAAGCAGACGGTCTTGCGCAAATCATGCAGGCAGGTAACGAACCGAAGTGGTATGAAGTCGTTGATGTTGACTACTTTATCCATACGCCAAAAGACGAAGACAAAGAGCAGTCGATGCGTGTTCAGTACACGGTTGAGCCTCTTGATGACGAGTCACGCGATGGCAACTTGTCTACACGCAGATTTAACGAGTGGATCTGCCTTGGACATGCAGGGTTTCCGAGACAGAAAGCAGTCAGATGGTGGATGGCCCGAAGCAGGAATGAGCCACCAATCACAATCTTTGAGGGCGTAGAACTTGCCGAGAAAGGTTGTCTTTGCGTGCCTACCGAAATCAAAGTTAAGCCAGATGGGAAGTACCATAGGATTACCGACTACAAGCTTACCGAAAAGCCTGAGTTTGTTCACCTTGAAGAGGACGACTGTCCTTTCTGATAATTGACAAATCTTGCATTTTTTGCTATGGTTTTTTTGCGTGGTGGAGTCAAGGGTTGACCCGCGAAAAAGAAGCGTGACCTTTCTCGATCACGCTTTTTACAGTCACAAAAACGTGAAAACCATGAAAAATGCCGATCTGCTACAGCAAAAGATGCAGTCTGCTCAAAGCAGAGTTGAAAAGCTTATCGGTAAGGCCTCGACCAAACTGATGGTGAAAAATGCTCTTGCGAAAGAATGCTCGCGAAAAGATTCGGGAAATCGCGAGACAGGAATACTTGATTGCGTGCAGGATGCACGACTTCTACTCAGAAAAAGCAATCATCTCTCGGATTGCTCGCAAGAATGCAGTGAAAAGACTGCGTGACTCTCCTGAATACGGTGGTATTCTTAATGCACTGCTGTTGAGCATTGCAACGAAGCTTTTGACGCAGATCATTGAGAAGTGGATCGAAGAAAACCTAAGCGGCGAAGAAGTCCAATCAGGGTATCAAGCAGGGGAGCCAGGATATGAATGAGCTAAAATCTAATAAATCGTTTCAGTTCATCTGTGGCGTAGGAACCTTGGCCTTGTTGTTTTACATGCACAGCAACGGAGTCTTTTCATTCTTGCTAGAAGACGAACCTCCCGAAGGGATGGAAAGCGTATCACTAGCGACTCTAGTGTTGACAAGCATTGTCAGCGCGGTGCAACTTGTTGGCATACTGAGTATTGCAATTGTGTCAGGCGTCTTAAAGCCTCTGGCCGAATGGACTGTCGATTCAGTGAGAGAGCGGTTCCCTAAAGTTGATGCAGTTGCCGAGCAAGTTGAAAAAAGAATTGACATGGAAAAACTTGTCAACGTGCTCAATGACCTCGATGAGCGTCTTCGCAAAGTTGAGGGAACCGAAGATGATTGACATCCAAAAGAGATCATCTGCTCCTTCTCAGCAAGAAAGCAAATTGCCAGTCATGCTGTTTGCTGCTCTTTGCTTCGTTGTCTGGGACTCTGGGTACTACAAAAAATGGTTGCCATCACAAGACCGTGAAGAGCAGTCCATTGAGGTCAGTGCTGCTCTGCTGATCAAGTCACCTGAGATGACTGTCGGGCAGCAGTACACTGCCTCTAGTCCAGTGCTCGATGAGATTGCAGACCAGAGGGGAATCAAGTTTCGAGTCATCGACGATGCACCTGGTGAAATCTCTGGAGCACCTGACTGGTTGCAAAAGTTGTTTCTTAAGCATGAGAAGGATTCGCCTTGTTTGGCAGTCGTCGATGCAGACGGGAAAAGCAAGTCTCTTGATGCTCCAGAATCTGTCTCTGACTTTAGACGAAAGATAGGTGCAAGGTGAGCGAGTTCGGAACAGGCTTTATCGACCGTGACTTCGATGCTCAACCATTTGCATCTGTAATTCCTCAATTCTCTGGTCAGACATATCCAAGAGATGTCTGGCGTGACATGATCCGCGAGCAGGACGAACGCAAGTGTTCTCCGTATCATGCGTTCAAGTCTGCAAGCTGCCCAATTTTAAATCAGTCAAGGACAAACTACTGCTGGTGCTTTGGCTTGGTGCAGGGAATAGCTGTTGCACTAGCCCAGTCTGGTTACGATGAGTCACCTCCTTTGCATCTCTCAGCAAGCTATCCTGCTCAACTCTACAAGAATTACCGCAATGTTGGCGGATGGGCCATGCAAGCAGTCCAAGCTGTTCAAGAGCACGGTATACCTACAGTGCAGGTCTTTCAGGAAGCGTTGATTTCACGCAGTCATGCTCAAAGATCGATAGTCAAGAAGTCTGCTAAGAAATACGGAATTGCAGAGTATGAAGAGATCCCAAGCAGGGACTTTGAAACTGCTTTCAGTG